AAATTATCATTTATACATTTTGTATGAATTGTCCATACTGTCATCATCATATCCAACATCAAAACAATTTCTTTTTTGTTTATTGGTTTATCACAACAATCACACTTTAAATCCATTAGATACCTTGGTGGGAGAGTTTTTAAATCTATAAACCTCCACTCTAATTCTCCACCATTTTCATCAATGTAAGATATTCTATTGCCCTCGACAATATCTTTTTTTTCAATTAATTTCATTACTTTATCCTCACAATCGTCATATTATCTTCAACTTGTTTTTCTTCAACTGCAATCCATTTAACAAGAGTTACGAAATCGTCATAATCTCCGAAGGTTCTATGTTCTCCATACCATTCTTCTCTATCGTAAAGGTTGCTATCTTTATAATCGTGTTGCATTGTTTCTACTGAATGTATTTCTCCGATCTCATCATTCCATTCACAGAAAAAAACTTTGTCATTTTCTTCAATGAATTTTTTAACTTCATCAGAATAATTAATCCAAAATTTTTGAGTAGTCATTACTTCCCTTAATTCATTACCTTGATCTTCTTCTTTATCATTTTCTGAAAGTATTAATTTCCACACTTTTATAACTTGTTCCGAAACATCTAATCCCTTAGATATTATTTGTTTTTCTTTAGTCATAATTCCTCCTAGAATTATTTAGTTTGTGTATGTATACAATTGTATACTAATTGTAGTTATTTGTGTATAATTTTAAGTACAAATTAAACTATTCCTGGAATTGATTTCCAGAGAGAAAAGGAGAAAAGATTTATGGAAAATGTCATAAAAATTAATGGTATCGTATACGTCAAGGCCACAGCTCTAGTATCTAAAGTTGAAGTAGGTAGCGACAATGAACCACATATTTTTGATTATTACCTAGACAGAGAAAACAATAACGAACATTGTTATCCTGAAATGCTTACACATTATACAGAGAAAAATGATTGGGATTATATTCAATGCTTTGATGTGGCCAATCCAAAAAAACTAGAAATAATCGAAATGAGCCTGGATATTTGTCCAGAGAAAAGGAGAAAATAATGACTGAAATTCAAAAAGACTGGTTCGATAAACACGTTACAGTTATGACACTTAATGATGACAAAGAAACAGAAAAAAAGATAAAGAAATCTTTAAAAAAGGCTTTCATAAAGGAGGGCAAGAAGAATGAGTGAAGAAAATGACTGGAGCATAGACCAAATAAGGCAAAGTATTCATACCTTAAATGAAAATTTATTAATGATTGCTTATCAGCTTTATGTTTCTAGTGCTACACAACAAGGCTTACAACAATATGCCAATGAAAAAACGTTTTTTTCAGAATTTAAAAATTTAGAGAACGCAAAGGAGCAAGAAGAATGAGATCTGAAGAAATGAGTAAAGAAAAGAGAGCCTTAGCTAATACATCAGAAAATCTCACTGAAGAAATGGCAAAACACGTACCAAGTATGGATTTGCTAGATGAATACCAAGAGATAGGCGAATGGTGTTGCGACTATTGTGCGTGTGACCAAGTATATGTTGGTGGTGGTAGAATGATGTGTGCAAATAAAGATTGTGAAAATGTGCTTGGCAAAGACGGTATGGTTGAACATATGACAGGTAGTTATTCAAATATGAATGATTTAGATGGCGACAGATTGTGGGATCTAATATACGTATTTGATATTAACCTAAAGGCTATATTGGATTTACCTAAATTAGTTTGCGCAGAGTGTGGTTCTACAGGATATAATCTTATGTTTCAAGCGTGGGTTTACCAAGACGGTGTACGAGATTTTATCTATGATGAATGCATTGATAATAGTTATGCGAATTGTAAGGATTGTGGTGGGGAAGTTGGCACGATTAAAGAACAAGATTATAAGAAAAAACTGGAGGGCAAGAATGAGTGAAGAAATAACAACTGATGTAAAAGTTTTAATGGGAGGTTGCCTAATAGAAAATTGTTGGGCAAAAGCTACCAATGATAATTTATGTAAGTTTCATCAAAAGGAGGAAAAATAATGATTTGCGATAGTTGTTCAGAAATAACTTATGGCTATGACGTTGATCCGTCAATTATGGTAGATGTTGGCTTAGATGTTGAAGATCATTTATGCGACTCCAGAGAAGAAAATTCAACTGATTGTAAGTGTGCGTGTAATGGGAAATATTAAAGATGCCCTGGAAGAATGTGTCGAAGTGGACAAGGCCCATATTTGTATTTGTTCTGGTGGTTGCAACACTTGTGATAAGTGTGGAGTTGTCGAACCGGTAACCGAATTGGTTTGGGATAGTGATGATGAATGGTGGGATAGTAAATGGGCAAAGCAAAATAAATATGTCGCATTGTGCGAGGCCTGTTTTAACTGAAACATTAATTAAGAGGTAGAAGTTGATATGACTTTTACCTCTTTTTATTTGTATATAGATAAACTATCGTATACACTAAGGAGGTTAGAAATGACGAATATTAATGATGTCGTAGAGGTAGTGGACATTTTGCTAAAATCTAATCGTTACGAAAATGCTGCGCAATTAGTTGACGAAAGAATATCTAAAGCAAACGAGCTACTCATTAAACTGCGAGAATTAAAAAAAGAAATTCTACGTCAAGAAACAAACGTGCATTAGGAGGCTAAGTGCCAGAGAAATTAGAACGACCTGACCACATATCCATAAGCCAGGTCAATAAATATCAGATTTGTGGATTACAATACTACTTCAGCTACATTGAGAAGATACCTTATCAAATCAATGACAATATGCTTAGAGGTAGAGCAGTAGATAACGCTGCAAACGGACATTTTGACACCAAGGCCCAAAACGAAATAGGCGTGAGCCAAAATGACTTCGTAGACTTGGCAGTATCTACTCATGATGAGGAGGCAGATGATACAGAATTTAAAGAGTCAACTGTTGACGAGTCAAGGGATAAGACAGCTAACGCCTCCAAAACTTATCACAATTCCCATGGGCAGGCTCTAACGCCTGGTCGAAGTAGTGATGGCAGTTCTTGGACTCAGGTAAAAGTTGAAGAAGATGTCGGAGATGGACTTGTCTTGCTTGGATTTGTCGATTTGATAACGGACAAAAATACTATCGTTGACACCAAGGTCAGAAAAGCTGATAAGGTCGTAGATGTAGAGGCGAACTTACAATTACAGACTTATGCTAATCTAATCGGATCGGATCAGGTCGGTATGGCATCAGTAACTACTGCGAGAGAACCTAAAGCAACTTTTTATTCTGGCAGAGCTACCAAGAAAACTAAGGAACGTGCTATTCAGAGAATTAAATCTGTTAGTGCAGCAATAGATAGTAATATATTTTTACCTGCTCCGGAAGGAAGTTGGGTATGTTCAGAAAAATACTGTAGTTACTGGAATATCTGTGATTTCGGAGCTAAAAGAAAATGAGGAGAAATAATGAGTGAAGAATCTTGTTCTTATTGTGGTCAACTTTTTATCGAAAGAAAACAGAAAGGCACAATGAAAATTAAACTTTTCACAGGCGAAGTATGGGTGGCAACAAACAAAGCTATGCCTATCGAATGTTGCAGAGAGTGGGAGTGCAGACAGAAATCTAGTTTTGACTACATTAAACAATCAGCAAAGGAGAAAAAATGATTGAACTAAAAACAACACAGACTAAAGACGATGGAACTTTGGTATACGAACCTGTCGTAGCTACGATAAAAGTCGTTACAGATAAAGACATCACGAAAGAAGGCAAAGTAATAGGTCATTCCAGAGGATTCGTCTTTTTGGAGAGGCCTAACGAAGGGCCTGAAACAGAATGGTGGAACGCTACTGCTCCTACCATTAAACGCAATCCTCACATACTTAGTGTCAAGGAAGGCGATAGAGTTACTGTTAGCTTTGTGCATGGTCCTCAACTTGATAAAGAAACTGGTCAACACAATGGTAAATACTGGAACAACGTAAACAATATGGTAGTAATTGAAGGATCTAATTCAGACCAGGAGGAAACTCCAACTGAACCTACTCAAACAACAGCTACTACTCCTGATATTCCAAAGAGGATAGACTCATTCCCTAAGAACTTGGATTACAACGTAGATAGAGATAACAAGATTATAATGCAAGTTATAGTCAAGGCACAGGTCGAGTTTACCAATAGTCTTTTATCTGCAAATTCCGATATTTCTGGCATCTATGAGAACTTCGAGGAAGTTCTAAAAAGAAACGTAGAGAAATCTGAAACTATGATTGATGAAGTTTGGAATAAAAGGACAGAAATTCACGATTGGGAAATCGAGGAATAGTTCTTAATTTTAGGTTCAAAAACTGTCTGGGAAATATCTCAGGCAGTTCCAAAAAAATTTATTTCCAGAACTATTTTTAGAATTTATGAAACAAGAAGAAAATTGGGCGTGGAAACAACGCATATACGGACAGGAAAAACTGATGTTGATAGTAATGGCTAGACAAAGCAATGGGTGGATCTACAGAGGATCTGCTGCCGAGCTATCTCAATACTTCGGAGAACCTGGGCCTAGTTCTGTGCGAAAAGCACAAAGGCTAGTTGCAACTCTTTTAAAGCAAGGCTACGTTAAAAGGTATGCGACAAATATGTCGTCTAAAAATACAGGATTTATACTTAATCAGGCGACAAATATGACGTTAGGTAGCGACAATAGTGTCGTTATTGCTGATAAAGTAAATCCCCTCAATGAATATATTAATACTAATATTAATAATAATACTATTTCTAACTCCCCTATAATCCCTTCTAAAGTTTCCCTTAAAGAAGATTGGGCGACAATAATGTCGTCAAGGTTAGGGAGTGTAGCTGAGAAAAAACTAACCGAAAGTTTTATCCAAGAGATAAATTCGGACTACCAAGGATTGCCCTTGCCAGACGAGGCTAAGAAGTTTGCATTGTATTGGACTGACGGCAAACGTAAATTAAAAAACTTTAGACTAGCTTGGAGAAATTGGCTAGACAAGAACAGGAGGAAAGATGCCAGAGGACCTAAAAAAATTATTGTCCAAAGAGGTGGACAAACAAAAGATCCGTTCAAAGAATTTTGATTATAAAAGTGATGAGGAATATAACAACCTAACTATCTCAGAAAAAATTGAATACACATTTAAAAGATGGGAAAGCGACTACCAAAGGGAACTAAAGCCAAGCGAAAAAGCTATCCTAGAAAGCGCAGTAAGAAAGGAAGATGAGGGCATACAGGTATGTAAAACTTGCGATGGTACACTCTGGCTAAGTGAATTTGTAGGCCCTGATGTTTGGGAAAAAAGACTCACTCGATGTCCTGACTGCATTAAAATAGACGGACAAAAAGTTCAGGAAATAAAGTACGAACAGGCAAATATAAGAGTTCCCAGTCCTCCACTACTAGAAAACTTTGATCCTGGTATTCAGGAAACAGCTAGAGGCAGAAAAGCCGTTAAGACTGCATACGAACTTGTAAAGAGTTGGACTGGTGGCGAAGTAGTTATGTTCTTATGTATCGTAGGAGGAACCGGAGTCGGTAAAACCCACTTGTCTTTAAGTGCTGCCACTAAACTTATATCAAATGGCAAGGGAGTTAAGTATATGAACGGAGAACAGTTTGCTAATGAACTGAGGCCTAGATCATTTAAAGACGATCAGGGCCAATCTCAAAGACAATTCAGGAATGATCTGGTAAATACAGAGTATCTAATCTTGGATGAAGTTGGTATAGCTACCGATTCAACAGGTTGGATGTCAAGTCAGTACCAAGAGATCATAGCTCACAGGTTCGATACTGAAAAACCTACGTTAGTTACAGGAAATATTGAAAAGGATGCTAATGAAACGCCTGAGAACGCCATAGAACGCATTTTAGGCAGCAGAGTAGTATCAAGGCTCAAAGATACTACAAAGTCACGCCTCTGCTCATTGTGGGAGGCAAATGATATGCGACCATTATTAAAAGATGATTAAAATATTACAAGGAAACTGCATAGACAAACTAAAAGAACTAGATAATGAATCTGTTCAATGTGTTGTTACAAGTCCACCATATTGGGGTTTAAGAGATTATGGAACTGCTACATGGGAAGGTGGAAAAGAAGATTGTCCTCATTTTAGAACAAGTCATCAATCAGAACATACAATAACAGGCCAAAAAAAATCAGTTTTATATGGAGGTATAGGCGATTCTATTTATAAATCTGTATGTAAATTGTGTGGAGCTAAAAGAATAGACCAACAATTAGGTTTAGAAGATACTCCAGAAGAATATGTTCAATCAATGGTTAAAATATTTAGAGAAGTGAAAAGAGTCCTTAGAGATGATGGTACTGTTTGGTTGAACTTAGGGGATAGCTATGCTAGACAAGGAGGAGATGTTAAAGATTTTGGAGCAACATCTTCGTTTGGATCATCTACTTTGCACGACAAAAGGCCTAAAGCTAAACCACCAGATGGATTAAAAATAAAAGATTTAGTAGGTATTCCCTGGCGTGTAGCTTTTGCATTACAAGATGATGGTTGGTATTTAAGACAAGATATTATATGGGCAAAACCTAATCCTATGCCTGAGTCAGTTAAAGACAGATGTACAAAATCTCACGAATATATATTTTTATTAACCAAGAAACCTAAATACTATTACGATGCTGATGCTATTAAAGAACCTGTAATAAAAGATGATCCAGCAAATACTGTTGGAGGCAATAAATATCCTGGTAAATACCAAAATGTAGGAACAAGTCAGAATGTTTATACCAATAATGGATTTAAAAATAAACGATCTGTGTGGTCAATTACTGTTAAATCTTATACTGAAGCACATTTTGCTACGTTTCCAACTGATATACCAGAGATATGTATTAAAGCCTCATCTAAAGAGGGCGATACTGTTTTAGATATGTTTGCAGGTGCTGGAACTACAGGACTTGTAGCTGATAGGTTAGGTAGAAATGCAATATTAATTGAATTAAATAAAGACTACATAAAATTAATTGAAGATAGGTTGCGTAATGATGCGCCTATGTTTACACAAATAGAAAAATGAAATTTATAGAAAAAATAGATATTGAAACAGAAGAAAGAGTAGAAATTGCATTATCAAAAGAAATGTTTTGTATGGTTTTAGCTTTTTGCAAATTAAGTCTTTGGAAAGATGATGATGATTTTGAATTACGAATAGAGAGCGCTATAGACCATTTACTTGGTTATGGTATGGAAATGCAACATCAAGCAGCAGGATTTACTAAAGATTGGGCAACTAATGTGGAATGGTTTGAAGAACAATCTAAAGAAAGAACATATAAATTATACGAACAATTAAAAAAAAGGAGAACTAATGAATGAAGAAGATAGACTATTACTAAGCGTTAATGATGCTATGTATATGATGTCCATAAGTAGAGGCACATTCTATGGTCTGATAAACTCAGGTCAGCTAGAGTCATTAAAGATTGGATCTAAGAGGTTAATACCTAAAGATGCTATTGAAAAATACATAGAAAAGAATGTTAAAAAAACACATTCATAAATATATCCATCCACCTCCTAATGGCAGAGAAAGTATAGGCAAGTGCAGTTGTGGAAAAAAAGATTTGGCTTACAACTCTACAGAATATAATATTTGGAAAGGAAAAAGGAAATGAATCCTGAGTGGAATATTAAAGTAGAGAGAAGCAGCGACATTATGAAAGATAGCCTTGTTGCCAAATCTCACACAAAAATAACCTTAATAACAGATACCAGGGCCTTGCCTCAACCTAGGCAGAACTATAAAAGTAGGTTTACCAATAAAAATGCCAGAAGGTATAACGAATGGCGTAAAGTTATTCGTGACACTTTAAGAGTAGCTTGGCAGTCCAAAACTAAAGGCCTGATTAATACTTATATCAGAGCATCATTCGAGTTCGGAGGGATAGCTTCAGCTCCTCCGGATGCCAGAAGAAATAAAGACGGCAGCACAGACAAGAGGGCAATTAAGTCAGTCTTGGACTATGACCTTAATAATTTAGTCAAGAGTACCGAGGATATTTTTAACGGCATTGTATATAAAGACGATATTGTTATTAGAGAATACGGCTATTGCAAGGCAGTAGATACGTCAAAGGATTTTATTAAAGTAGTTATTGAAGATAGCGATGGAGCTACGATTTTCCAACCTAATCCAAATGAACCGAAGAAAACTAATGTACCGATATAAAAGCGTGGTAGAAAAGGAGTCAAACTTAAAAAACTTTTTGAAAGGGCTTTATGAAAAAACTTTTATTTTTAAAACGTTTTTTGGAGGTTCAACTGATTAACAAACTAAACAATTACCACCACGCTAAAAACATTATAGCATATCACATTCTAAAACTGAACTGATAAACTGATTTTTTTTCTTTACTCCGGTATCCACACTTCGGGCAGCGTTCAACAGTATCTTCAAAGGTATCCTTTCGGACTTCAAAGGTTTCTACCTTGCAATCATCAACATTACATATATAGTCATACGAAGGCATTAGTCTGGCTGCCTTTCAACTTCTGCCATAAGCACCTCTAAATTCCCCGTTACATCCCAGGTTGCTGAACGAACTGTACTTGATACTGTAAACGCTTTAGTTACAAGAGAACTATCCCCTCCAATTCGATTGAACTCAATAATTAGTTCTCCGATATCAAGTTTCTTCAGATCACAAGTGCCTCCGGATGATACTATATTTTCTAGTATTAGTTCGTTCACTTTTGTCTTACTAGCTGTCTGACTATCTAGTGGCGAAATCCAGAGGCGATCATATGTTCCTCCATTAGTTTCAAGAAGGTCTGCACCAAACGTGCCTATAGAGTGCCTTATGTTAGGTTGCGTGCTTGTAGCACTTTGATAAATAGACAATCCGTCTGCTTGATTATCTTTAATGGTTACTTTGTTTGCGTTTATATTTTCAAGGTTTAAAGTTTTACAACTGTTCCTAGAGAATGTTAGCTTGCCTACTTCTATTCTTGTTGCATTACCATCTATTAATATAGCCTCTGTTTTACCACTAGGTAGTGCAGATGGTTGACCATTACTTGCATAAGATGTTCCTAGGTTGACTGATGATATATTTAACTTATCTACAGGAGTTTCATTAAGAATTACCCTGAGCGTGTTGTCCGAAGGATTGTCCTTACGCCAAGCCATTTCTTTCTCCAGTTCTTCGCTTGGTAGGTTTTGTGGTGCAAGATATATACCAGCATCTCCATTAGCAAAACTTCTTTCTTGGATTACCTCTGCAACTACTAAAGTACCACCTGTTGCACCTCCAATTCCTAATATAGCTATGGCAAGTTGGGGATTCACGCCAAGACTTCTAAGAAGTGAATATGGGGATTTTAGTACGGTAAAGAACCTACGCCACTTAGCAGATTCTCCATTTAAATATTCTATCTTGTTGAAAAGCCAGTCCCTAAATAGTTTAAGTTCCTTATAAAAGGTAACGGGAGAATAAAGAATTGCCCTTGGGGAGGCTTTAATACCCTCATAGACGGCTTTTAGGCTCCTAATGTGTATCACGTACCCAAAAACAATAAAGAACGATGATATTGCGATGCTTAACCAGTAGTATTCCTGGAAGTAAGCCAGGTACTCCATAACGCTAGAGTATGTAATGATTCCGAATGGAGTCTGTACTGGTGCCATTGCCCACCATAAGTTAACAGGGTTTACTAGAGTGATACTAAGGCCAATAGCTCCTGCGATTACTATAACGAATGTAATTACGTATAAGAAGGCATCCAGTATTTTATATAATCTTTTCATCTACTGTAGACTTCTCCTAAAGTTATTATCGCAGCCAACGTAATCGCCAACAAGCCTGTTATAACAAGGACTCTACCATTAGTTTTCCTTGTTTTTTTCATTCTTAAAAGAAGCTTGATACCTCGTAGCTCGAGCATTTAGGCTGTTAACGTAGTTCATTAAAGAAGCTTTAGGGACTAGTCGTTTTTTACCATCTAATATTGATGTTAGCTTGTTTGCTTTCAGAAGCTTATAAATTTCGGATCGACTGACCCCTAAGACATCAGCTACTTGCTGTGGTCTAAAGAAAAATTGTTCTAGTGTTGCTGTCATAATATATCCTTTTTAGTTACAACTTAGTTGTACAGTTTGTATTATAGTATAAAACAAATTTATCATAGATCGACAACATAGGACAACATAGGTTATCAATCGTAATTGCCATATTGTCTACGCTCTCCCGAAGGCAGTACACCTGAAAGTTCCAGTTGCCTGAGTACATCTGCGAATCCTGAATGGTCTGACATTATTGAACGCATCTCATTTTCTATTACTCTTTGAGTGCCTTCTATTTCGGAAAGCCTGTCATCAAAGTCATCTAGCTTTTCGTCTAGTTTCTCCATCTTAGGTGACCATTCCTCCATCATCCACATTATCTTGGTTTCCATCTCTGTGTCTTTGGTTTCAAGAGGAGTAGTGTCGGGCATCTGTATAGAGCTTACCTGTGCTTTAAGTTCCTCAATTTCTAGTTTGGTACTCTCTACTGACATCTGAAGTGATAACACCCAAGAGATAGAACCTACTACGAAGGTTCCTACTGCTACTACAAGACCAATAGTCAGCTTATACTTATTTTTTCCAATCTGTATATCCATTATTTTTTACCAAAATTTTAATTTTGTTAGTTGTTTATCAGTTAGCCACAGACAACTTTGACACACTAAGTATCTATCTGAAAACTGATACTTCTTTTTCTTTATCCTGTAGTCTTTTTTTGTTGCCTCTGCTTCTTTACAGAAGTCGCATTTAATCTCACTCATTATTTAGATAATATTGCTACTAACCACATTGCTAGTATAGAAACAATTACGATTATAATCCCTATTCTAGATTTCCACTTGTCACTCATTCTCAAGTACCTTTAATGATACACCACCCAAAAATCCAAATATTCCACCGATTACTGCTGTAATTATTTCCGTTGCTTCCATTTGCCAACCTATCCATATAGCGACAATGCTGAAGAAAGTTGCACAGAGAATAGCTGTAAGGATCTGAGGCCTGAGCTTCCCCACTATTTCTTACTGCCACCTAATATACCTAGGTACTTTTTCCCACCTAGTTCAGTCCACTCAGGTACAGTAATTTTGTCATCCCTGGTTATATCTTCAAATTTTTTAGCTATCCTGATTAATTCTTCTTTAGAATTTACGTTATCCAGAACCTTTATAAAAAACTTAATTATGTTTTTATATGGTTGTGGAATCAACGGCATTAAAGATGTAAATAATTTCATTACCGTTTTCTCCTTTTAGCAGCTTTATAAGCTGCCTTTCCTTTTTTGGTATAAGGATATTTTTTAGTCTTACCTTTCTTAGTTTTTAGTTTTGGCATTTTTTTTCTCCTTTTTACAGCCACAAGTAGCCAGTTGTTGTTTTATTGTTTGCAGTTCATCGTATAACGATTCCACAATGCACTTTAATTTAAATGTCTGGTCTGTATCCATAACTTTCTTAATGGCAGATTCAGTTATCACTATCTCAGGTGCCTGTGGTTGAGCTGTTGAGTTATTTGTTGTCATATTTTCTCCTCCTTATATTTCAACTTCTAATACTTCAGGATAGGGATCTCCCGTTGCATCTCTTATAGATTGCCTAGATGAGTTTATTTGGGCAACTACATCTGTTAGTATCTCCCACTCGGTATCGTAAGTAAAACAATTACCCCAAAAGCTAGTTGGAGCAGTTACATCATCAACTCTGTCGTGTGTTGATGTATTGCAATTAGCGTCTACATAACTTGAAGCACCATTATTTAAAGTATAGGTACATTGATTTGAATCAAAAGTTATATTGTTTATATCGACAAGATTCGTAAAACAATAAGTTACGACATTATCAGATTTTCTTTTAAATATTGTTGCCATTTAAGTTCCCGGCTCCAAACCTTTAGCTCTTAAATCATCACCATCATTGCTTATATCTAAGCTATAACAAAATAATTCTCCTCCAACAAATGATGTGGCGTTTACTCCGTCTAGTCCACAGTTCATACAATGTGCAGTAACGATGCTACCCTCTATAGTTGTGCTTCCTGTTGAACTGTCGTGAGTATAACTTCCACTTGTTGAATCAGGTGTACCTGAGTGTGCGAATGTGTGTATGTCAAATTCCAGAGTACCACTACCTGATGCGTTGCTATGTCCAATAGCCATAAGTTTATTCCTCGACTGACTATAAAGAATTGCCCGACAGGCTGCTGTTGTTGCTTCAGGATCGTGTGCTTGGGAAGTCGCACACCAAGTAACAGTAGTTCCCGAAACTGTAAAATAGACTATTTTATACCCTGCCGAATCGTCACTTATGTAAACGTGATGTGTATTGTTCGTAGTATCATAGACTGCCCAAGTTCCCTGATTCTGTCCACCTCCAGCAGGTCCAGAATTATTACCATAAGCTGCCTCCGTTCCTACTGCTATCGTTCTGTTTCCAGTGCCACTTAATGAAATAACCCTTGCTGCTATCTTCGTTCCATTGTCATAGATTGCCACTGTTTTTCCGATATCAGGGTCGTAAGTTAATTGAAATCTCTCTACAACTGCATCTGTAAACTCTTGCCCAGTTCCTACTGTTATGGAATCGTCTGCTGTATCTATGGTGCAGGCAAAGACATAATTTGGATCTCCTGAAGTATCTCCCTTCTCAATAGCCACAATAGCAACGTTTGATGTTGGATTGTAACTGCATATATCAGTAGCATCTCCTTGGTTTTCAACGCCACTACCACCAGCATCCACTACAGTATGCCCACCACTTGCAAAAGTGACAGTCTTAGTACCCATAGTTCCACCGATTATTCGATAGTCGTTATCGTTATTCGTAGTATGATAGGCTACCATCAACCTGTTATCGGAAGTATTGTATACTGCTCCCGTATGATATGTTTCCCCTGAATTACTAAAGACAACTGCTGTGCCTAAACTTTTATCTGATGCCATCACTCTGACAGTTCCATAATCGCTATTGTTATTATCTCCATAAGCAAAAATTATTTGATTATTATCTTCGTCATAAGCCTGTGATAATCCCCAATGCCTTGTGGAGTTTCCACTAACATCGGTTGAGAGTGTGTTAACTGCTAAATCAACTGTGCCAGTAAACTCTAAAGTGTTTATCTTTTCTATATTCGCATCAGTAAGAGTATTAACCTTTTCAATACTTGTTATAGATATAGTGTTTAGTTTATCAACCTGATTAGCCACTATGCCCTCTCTATTATGTCTAAGCTAGGATTAATAAATACATCTCTAGGTCCACAAGCTATACCCATTACCTGTACGAAATCTCCGTCTGCATCAGGTATAGTTGCTGTAACAGCACCTGTTGTTTCTCCTAAGTACATAGTTGCAGCTTCAGTTAAATCTCCACCAAATCCGTCTGAATCATTATAAATTCCGTGTGTCAATACTTTTACTGCATTACCTGCAGAGCCTGTTGCTGTTACAGCTACACCAATAGCAGGCATAGTTGATAAAGCATTGGCATCTGCTACGCCAATCCTGCCATCAGTAGTATGAATATAAACAGCATTTCCTATTGCTATAGCTTCATTTGATATAAATCCAAGAACAATACCAGTATAAGTATCGTTAGCAAGTGCCGAAGCACCTAGTGAATCTATTGTCATAGGAGTACCAGATAAAGTACCACCAGTAGTTCCATCGTGAGTTAAGCTCACATCACTACCTATACCTAAGTTAAGTACAGCAGCATCTGTAATCAGCGTAACGTCATCTCCGAATATTGCATCTAGTGCTACGCTTAATCCACCATCCGTTTGAAGTGAACCATCTGTAGTTGAAGTTGCATTAGTAGTATCATCTGTTTTTAATACTCCTGAGAACGTACCTGTAGAAGCATCTAATGCACCTGTATCTAATGTCGAACTGCCATTATCTATGTTTCCAAATCCAGATGTAATTGAACCAGAATCTAAGGCTCCAGTAGTTACAATACTTGAACTACCTGCTGCTGCTCCTGCTCCTATATCAGATAAAACTTCTGATGCACTTCTACCCTCAACTGTTGTTCCATCAATTCTAAGAAAGTCATCATCCACTACGCCTGAACCAAACTGTGCTGTATCGTGTTGTGATATACCTTTGGCTATTTGCAATTTGTTACTTGATATTTCTAAACCAGGGTTAGTACCTAAATCTACTGCCATTACAGCACTTGATGCTGATAATCCATCTCCTGCGTGTAATGTAGCAAGAGCATCTACTGTTGTAAGTTGTTCATTTGCACCATCACTATCAACAGTTGCAAGACCATCACCTGATGCTGGTGTTACTGCACTTAATTCTGATAAGTCTAAAGTTAAAGTGACACCACCAGAACTACCACCACCACTAAGTCCTACTCCTGCTGTTACACCTGTAATATCACCTGCTCCAACTGCTGTAATAATCTGTGATACATTTACATATTTTGTTGTACCACCATCATCAACTAACATTTTGTCGTCAGTTGCAACTGTGATTGAAGTTCCATCTGTGGCTCCATCAACCTGGACTGCTGCTGCTGATACCTTGTCTGCTGTTGAAATAGTTGCTAATTTAGAATCTGCTATGGCAGCACTCGCATTAATATCTGCATTTACGATTATTGCTCCATTAAATGCAAATACTCCTGCATTAGTAAGGGTTATGTCCCCACTAGGAACTACAGGATTAAAATTGGTTCCGTCTGCTACAAGTATCGCTGTATTAGTATTTGTACCCATTACTAGATCATCACCGGTAATCGTAAGATCACCTGCTATAGCTACGCTTGATCCAGTAAATGTAAGAGCAGTAGTAGTTCCTGATTTAATTATTAAATTACCACTATTGTTAGTAGCACTACCAAATGTGGTACCAGCATCTTTGAAAAATACATCTCCACCATCAGCGTCTAGTGTTAAATCTCCTGATACGTCTAGTGTCATATCAGTTACTCCTGCTGTAGAAGAATTAATTGTAAATACATCTGTTAAAGTTCCAGATACCATTACACCAAATCTAAGCTCTCCATCTTCTTCAGTATCTGTAACATCATTAGCTTCGGCAGTTATCCTGGCAAACTCGGTTTCGTTGCCACCAGAATCATCCATCTTAAATGATATATATATTTCATCATTATCAGCTCTTGTAGAATTATCACCAACAAGCTCTAACACCATATTTGATGCGCTGTTAGTTGCATTTTCCACTCTTAGGGGTGGAGTGCCTGCTGCTGTATCAGACCTTACCCATATATGCTCTACTTGAACGTGGTCTGCGTGCTTTAAATATCTTATAGATGAACCAGATTGTATTTTTACATCTACGTTTTTACCTGTTAGGCCTGAAGTAAACTGCCAGGCTCCATTGGCATCGGTGCTATCTGTAGATCCAATAGTGGTTGTAGTGCCGGCTTCTAGTGCTGTTACAGTAGCGCCTTCTACGGCAGTTCCTGCATCGTTGTATAAATATCCTTGTAATCGTGTCATATTATCTTCCTAAACTATATTTAGAATAATCTTTAAAATTAAGCGCCTCTCTTACATAAAATGTGGGATCGGCCATCACATCATCATCATCTAAGAATATAAGAGATATACCATCCCCTGCAAGTATCTCTCTGGCAAGTAAGTCATTTGCTATGTTTACGCTTCCCTGCTCATAGTGATAGTAAACTCCCTGTACATTTATAGCTAATCCAGGAGGATTAGAAAACAGAAAGTCGATAACCATACCTCCACGTTCTATTTTACCACCACCAAACCTAGTCTGAAATTGAAAATCCTGGTTAGGTTTTAAGCCAAATCTAAGTAATTGGTTATAAACAACATATTCAGGCAAACTTCCTGCAAAGTCAGCAGGTTTCTCTGGTATTGACCTTCTTTGACCTTTAGCTGTAGTTGTAAATGCAGGTGTGACCATTTTACGGCTCCAAAAGTGTTAAAGTTCTTTCAAATCTGTCGTCAAGTCCTGTCATTTCAAATCCTGACAACTGAGCTACGTCTACATAATGAGTATAATTAGAATCATTGTGCCTAAATGTGTAGGAAAGTAGGGTGTCTGAATCTACTATTGTTCGTAAAAGATCATCTAATTGTGTTGGCGTTTTCCCTTTATATCCCTTTTTACCTCTAGGCCTAGTTAAGTCTATAGTTACCTGCCAACCATATTTTGCTTCCAGCTTTCGTCTAAACTGCATTTCAAACCTGTTGATATCAGGAGATACCTTTGTGCTTGTACTTCCCCTAGCCAAAGTTAATTTAAACCTAATTGATTTAAATTCTAAACCAGCAGGTGTAGCAGAACTTGGAAAATCATATTCTGTAACTCCGTCTGATGTTATAGAGCCAAGACTTGTAAATGATGTACTTCCATTTGTTGCGTAAGCTACAGCTACAGTTTCTGTGCTTGAACAATGAGAAGTCTGAACTTTTAATTTTAAGGCTAGTTTAGTTGAAGTAATGTCGTTTGCATCAAAGTCTGGTGTTTGAAGTTCCCCGGCAGTATCAAACTTAAAATCGGTTATCTGGTCAGGATTAATTACATCTTCGCTTAAAGCAGTAAAATAAATAGTATCTGTTGCAGCAAACCATAATCTGTATTCATCGTATGCTGAACTAACGTGAGCAGCAGTAGCAGCTTGTTGAGATGTTGTTCCTGCCCATTTTACCTCCCAACCTAATTCGTTATATCCAAGTAGGGAACTGAGGCCTGATGCCTCGATAACCTGGCTCCTGTGTCCGGTTTGGGATGAACCTGTTGCCCATATATCACCCTCATTTCCTGTTGTTCCGTCTACGAGAGCTATTAAATCATTGTGGGTTCCAACAAGTTGCCTTATTGTTCCTCTATAAGATGAAGGCAGACCGTGATCCCTGTCAGGGCCTACAACCTGCAACGTGCTTGTTTCTCCAACTTTATACTTGTAAACAGCTAATCCTACAGGAAAATATACCGAATCTCTCCATTTTAAAGAGCTTAATCCTGCAAATTCGTTAAAAGGAAGTCCTATTTCAGTTTCAAGCCATTTGGTATTTGTGTTGTCGTGAACGAACAATCCTACTTTCGTATTTGCATACAATACAGGATTGGCGCTTGAATCCCTGCCTACAAATAAAGCTGTAACGTGATCGTCAGGCAACTGTAATTGTGCATCATTTGTCCAGGAAGTTAAGTTTGAAGAATAACCCAACAGTCCATCTTCGGTTATTCCCCACAGCAAATTATTCCAATATGCAAAATATTTAGGTTTAAATACTGTATTAGCCTTGTTAGTAAAGCTGCTCCCATTTGAAGTATAAGTATATCCTGCCGTATTTGATGCCCAGACAAGATAAGCCGTGTTGCTTATCCTAACCTTGATTACATCAGTAGCATCTCCCTGAAGTGTGTGCAGGGAGCTTCCCCAAGTGTCTGTGTTAGCATACTTCATTATCTTAGTTCCAAAGGCAGCGTAGATTTCGTTATTTAGATCGTGTATCGTCTGCACCTTGCCGGATTCACCTGATGCAGCAGTTGCAGTTGTCAACGGAGGAAGAACCAGGTGTTCTCTGAACCTTAACTGGGTTGTCGCCCACCAAGCTCTGTCTATTGTAGAAGAATCAACACCTCTTTCTATTCCTATTCCACCTCTAAAATCGCTAAAAGATACTGTAGATATATGTTGAGCAGCAGTCTGATCCGACTCACCTATGCTTATTTTTGGAGCAAATAATGAAGTAAGAACCCTTCTAGGTGGACTTTTTATAGGAAATCTGTGTCCATTCAACAGAATTTCGTTTCTGTCTATTACGCTTCCTACCGAAGTAACCATTATACTGTTGGAACTCCTTGTGGTGTAGATAATCCACTAAGTATCCTTTCAGCTAATGCTCTGTATTGACCTGCTGCTGTTCTACTATCATCAGGATCAGTTACTCTACCTCCACTAATTGACATAAGTAATCTGTATGCTGCCAGATATATAATCAAACTAGGATTCACTTCACAGGCTGTACTGTCGGCAGATAAAGTGGCAGGCTTGTCAAAACCTACAATTTTTATCTTTTTATTAAATACTTTTCCCCTGCCTTGGGATGTTATGTGCAGAGTTCTATCTTCCCTGTTAACTTTCCATAAATAATTATCTAAAGTTTCATAATGCTCTGTTTCAGTCCTGTACGCCCTAATCTCGTCTACCCATAGTTCAGCACTATCCAACTCTGAAGCGTGGTTAGAAACGAATTGTACGGCTTGTATGGATGTATCTAGTTCAGGATTAGATAGGGACAATTCAACTCTAGTCCAGGTTCTAGCCGAAATAGCTGGCAAAGATAAGGTTTCTCTTTTAGTTCCTGAAACGCTTGTTTCATATAATTCCAGTTCCAGGCTACTAGCAGTTAGAGCAGATGAGCTTTTTATCCAAAACTCAATCTTATCCATATCGCTTATATTGGTAGCGCTTGTTGCATTTGAATAGGCCAATGGAGTTCCGTCAGCTATGCTTGCACTAGCATTAAGCAAGTTTAAAGAGTTAGTTCCTTCTCTGTATTGAACAGTATCTGAGGAAACTGTGGTATATGTACCGGCAGTCCAGTCTGAAGAATTGGCATCATTAAGTTTTTCCGAATCTACAGATGCCCTGTACTGTATTTTTGAAATCATTGAAATATTTGAAGGTATTGTATAGGTTTGCTGGTTCATATCTCCATATAAAGAAGTATCTTCATCTGGAACCAGGACTCTATCTGATATTTCGGATATGCAGTCATTAATTATTCTGTTTATTCTTTCAGGATTAAACTCTGCATCCCATAATTCATAAGTATCTGAGCTAGCAGGAGTAAATGACATAGCAGTAGCAAAAGATAAAGTTGTACTGCTAGCTGTATAATCGGTAATTCTTCTGATATTTACAGTTGTTCCATCTGAAGCATCAGTCACAAGTATCCATTTGCCTATATAGTCGTCATCTCCACCTATGAGTCCAGCACTATCGACTAACGTACTTGTACTTGTAGATCCGTTAGCAACACCAATGTACACAGCGCCAAGATGCTCTCCTATGGCCTGTCTTATTGATTCTCTGGTTTCTGATTGTAATATTGCCATTTTTTAAAAATATTGAGTGTTTTTACCTAATTTTTTATTCCTTGCCCAATCCGATCTTGCCACCATAGCAGCCTTGGCATCTCCAAGTTTATCAGAAAAACCTGGCTGATTTCTTATTTTAGCCTTTTCTGATTCTTTAGCCTGCTGCTCTTTATGCTTATCGTGAGCTACCTCATCCTGCCATTCGAGAATGTCTTTTAGCTGAATAGGATCCAGATGAGGAGCATCCGGTATTTTGATTGGTTGCTCCCCACCTTGTGGTCCTACAATAAATACGGTTGGATCCTGTGTGGCGTGACTATCTACATATTTTTTAGCTATATGAGATTGACCTGCCGACATAGGCAACCATATATCAGCCATTTAATGCCTTATGTTAAGCATACACCATTGGTTGTCTGAGTCTACTGCTGGTATACCCATTGCAATACCAATGTTAGCTATGTCAGCTTCATCTGAATAGTCAGTTCTTTCTGCTTCTCCAGATTCACCTGATGCTTGCGATACTGTTAGCGCATCACCAACAACACCTACTTGCGCACCTAGTCTTACGGAAGCTGGTCCTGCTGTCTGAATCCAGCAGTAATAATCTGCTGTTACAGGCATACAAGTTACGCCAACAACTCCGGTAGTCATAGTTCCGTCACCATCAATGATTTTTATATCTTTGTAAGGATTGTACATCAATCCAAACAATGAAGATGTAGTTAGTGCTGTCACTAAACCATCTTCTTCATCAATAGTAATTGAAAGTCCTGTTGCACCTGATACTGCTGTATTAGACTTAACTTGGTAAGTTTCACCTTGCCCTGGGCCATCGTTAAAGTAAACGTACCCATCTTTATACTGATTTAATGTTGTAGTTAAAGATGTTCCACTTGTGAACGAAGTTGATCCTGCTGTTGTAGCAGTAGCAGCCACATCCATATCGTGTGCAGCAACTGGTCCAAGACCATCTACTAGATAACCACCGTGATCGATAGCTGTGCCACCATTTTCAGCGTAGTAAAATACTCTACCATCTGCTGTGACAGCTCTAGTACCTAGTTTGTGTTTTTGGGCCGATGTTTCCACCTTTTCCATACCCGGTTTTAAATTTAAACTTAGTGGATATGCCATTTTTTACCTCCTTAAAGGTTAATCTTTACAGGCTCTAAGTCCTGCGATCAGTCGAAAATATTATACTGGACTCGTCTGATCGTTACATCCAGTTAGATGCAACCCTAGATTATCGGGTTTCCGTTTTTATCCAAGGTTGCATCTTTAATAAACGAAGGGTTAATTAATGGATGATCTGAACTTTTAGGTTCTCCTGGAGGTGATAATTTAAACCCTCTCCTAAGATACTTTTTCAGACTATCTGCATCACCTGGAAGATTAGGCATTGACTCCCATTTTGTTTTGGTAGTTCCATCCTTAGTCTTGCCAACTTCAACTTCTTTATACAAAGTGATCCTCGGTATGCCACCGTATGTTTCGATGTCACCCACAGAATAGCCTTGTGCATTGATCTGTTGTCTAAGTTCAGTATCGATTGCCATTATTTATCCTTTATGCACTCGTTGAGTGGTTGCCTATTTCATATTGTAAACTAGCTCCCCTAGAGTCGTCTAGTTCAAACATTCCATAGTCCTCAGTTATAACCATCTCAGTTGCCCTTAGAGAAGCATCTCTCTGGCGCTCTACGTTTCGAGCAGCAGAAGTGATGTATCCCATAGCACCTGAAGTAGCTAAACACCCATATCCAGAGTCAACTCCACTTACTTTGTCAATGTTTCCATCTTCAAAGAAAGGTACTCCACCAATTCTGATTCCTGTAAAGAAGTCTTTTACTGGTGGCTTGTTGAATACGTCTGGTAGTGGGTAAGTAGCCAAAGGCGTAGTTATGCTCTGCGTTAGCTTGAATATAGCGTTAGGGTGGTGAACAATAAATGGATTAACTCCAAACTTGTCACCTTTTCCTCTTGCTATAGCCGATGTAGCATTAGCTAAACTAAAGTCTGCTCCGTCACCTCCAAGTTGTGTGCTTAAATTAGCAAAAAGGGCGATAGCATCTGTATCTTTCTTTCTTGCCATAGCATCTCCACCTTGTCTGCCGATCACAGTCATTACGTCTTGGTTAAACTGTCTTGCCAGTTTGTCGGTTATTATGAATTTAAGTCCAACTTCAGAGGTGGTTGCAGATACTATTGAAGCATTAATTTCTTCAGAATCTGTCATATCCTGACCATCCACCAAGTCTGATGCAGTTGCCTGCGCAGCCTTTGGAATGTCCAGTTGTTTCTCACCTTTACCTAAAGTAAACTTTTCTATCAAACCAACAACAGGCATATTGTGTTCTTCTGTATACCTCATCTGAGCAATTATAGTTCTTTGTACCGAACCTAAATTACCACTAGAGGCTGTTTGTATACTTGCCATTGTTTTCCTTAATTTTTAAACTTTTTTTAACCGTTCCAATTAGGGTTTTGCCTCCTCATAGCGCCTTCATACATATCCATAGTGATCTTTGGATCTCCAGCACCGAATCTGCCTATAATGTCGTCATCGTTGCTTGGTATGTTATCAGGTGGAACGTCACCAGAGGTATTGAGTTGGGGAGTCGTTTCTCTAACAACTTTATTTGTTTGCGATACAGCAGCAGCGTATTTTTCCATTTGTTCAGGAGTAGTAAATCCTTCAAGGTCGCCAGCCGGTACGTTATACCTGCCAGCTATTTGATTTGTAACAGTTACCTTTGCCTGACGATCTAGTTCTAGTTTCTGTTGCTCTATTGACTGCTTTTCCTGGTCAAGTCTTATTTGAGCCATAGCAGTTTGAGCAGCAGATTCGCCTTCCTGTCTTGCTTGTGTAACAGCTTGTGATTCATCTACTCCCTGTTGAACCAGCCATTGAGTTTTATCTCTTATGAACGTATCCCTGGCACTAACTATTTGTTGCTCTGAATACTGTTGATTCTGGGTAGTTGACTGTTGCTGTAAGTTATTAACCTGCTCTTGTAACTGAGAAACTTGTTTATCATTCTCAGAAGCACGTTTATCATAACTACTTTGCATTTTCGATACTTCATCGTGAGAATAAGTACGAATTTCTTGTGGTTGTTGTGTAGAGTCGTTATTACTAACCTCTGTAGTTTCTGCTCCCTGATTGCTTGCTTCAGGCTCCCCGGATTCAACATTCTCTTTAGCTCCTTCCGATAATCCTTGTTCTACTTCGGTATTAAGTTGTTCCTCTGTAGTGGTATCGGTAAGAAGATCAGATTCCTGTTGTTGAGGCTCCTGAGTAACAGCATCTGAAGAAGTTCTTTCAGTTGTCATTTTTCTCCTGTACTAAAATAATTTACACGACATAATTGTCGCTAATATACAATCCTAAATCTAGTTTAAACCTTTTGTCAATTATTCTGGTGGTTTATAATATGGAGATGTCGTAGGCCAAGGGATTACACCTGGTACTTCACTTGTTCCTGCGCCTACTCCTGCCGGTTCTCTATCTATATTAAGATATTGCAAGAAATCCATCTCCGGCATTTTACTAATAGTTTTCTTAATTTGACCACCTCTCAGTATAAATGATGGTATTGGTTGTCTTGAATCCCATATAAAGGTAGCGTTTGGATCTACTACTGATCCAGGAGATCCCCTTCTTTCAAATTCTAGTCTTGCATCTCTACTTTTAATTAAGTTAGCTATCCAAAACTTACCTACATTCCACCTTTTACCTTGCTTAATTAGTTCTGTTAAAATTTCTGGTTTATGGTATAGAAGATTCGTATTTCTATTGACGTATGCAAGCTGATCCCTGTTCCAGCCACCAACTAAAACATCCTCTCCGTCTTTGTCCTGAATCACAACTTCCCTACCTTTTAATAAAAATTCTGATTGAATTTCAAATACCTTTTTATCCATCAATTTTGTATCTTCATCTAAAAATATATCAAACACTTCGTACCATTGATTCAGCGCCTCAACATTTTCTTCATTTTCTTCTATTGACTGATCGTAGTCATAGATTAAATTCCTTTCCCATTCTATTCCCTGCTTATTGCCATAATAAAAATTTTTAGCCTCTGTCATATCATTTACAAAGTCATAACCAGTATATTTATCCCCGTTATCGTCTTTTTTGTTTTTGAACCATCTGTAGAAATCATCCTCTCTATTTAAACGTGTTGTATCAGCTATATCGTAGGAGTTTCTCTGTTGAGGAGATGCGTACCCAAAAAGCTCTGTTGCTAGATTCCTCCATAGTCCATCATCATAGTCCTGCATAGTGTCTTTTATTTCTCGGTCAAATTGCCTTTTTCGGTATGGCTCTAGCCTGGTATAGTCCAAACCAGCTTCCCTAGCTTTCTCTATTAATTTATCCTTATAACTTAATGGAGCCTCAGTAGCTCCTAACATATTGCCTATGGCTTTAGGCAATATTAATGCTTTATTGTCATCCCTTAAATTGTCTGGTATATCCTGAATAGAAAATGGTTGGTATTGATCTCCAACATACAACATCGTGTCTAATATTCTTTTTTGAACAGGATCCTCTTTATTTCTTATTGGACTTCCATCAAATTCTTTATTAAAAAGATAGTCGTTTGCAATTCTTATAAGTCCTGAACCTTTAAGTCTTAAAAAATTTAACCCTGCCTCATCAAATTTTCCTTCCTTTGCTAGAATTATCATTCCGTAGAATAAAGCCACTTCCTTCGTGGCTAATCCCAACAAGTTGAAATCTGAATCACCTACTCTTAGCCTTACAAAGTTTGAATTAACTCTATAGGTACCATCGTGTTGCTTGATTATAGGCCTAAAATCTGTATCGTGACCTTGTAAATCATTTATCATCACAGTCAAATTAGTCATCCACATAACTTGCTTCCAAAATGTTAATGCTGCTGTCTTTGACTGATGGCTTCTTGAACCGATAGGCACAGAACCTCTCATTGCCATTGCCATCCATTTCATACGACTATATAAATATCTAGGCGCATACAGAAGTATACTTCCTAAATCAGTTTGCCATCCGTATCTCCTGTCAATATAGGTTGTGCCTGTCATAGTATTAGCAAAGTCGCCAATACCCTTGGCGTATTTTTCGATAATCTGCTCTTTAGTAAGTCCTGCTTGAAATAATTCTTGGGACTTCCTCTGCGCTACATCTATTCTCACCCTTTGAAGCATAGTGTCAAACATTCTGTTAGCTGTTGCACTACCCCATCTGACAAGTTTTATTGGTCCTAATAAAAGTTGACTTTGGTCATATTCAGGATTTTCCATATTTACTGCATCAAGTTCAGATGCCCATTTTGTTAGGGTTTGTTCTATTTTTCCTATGACTCTGCCATCCATCTGTTTATTTAATTTTTCACTATTTTTAAAGAATGTTGTAAACTCACTACCCTGTAAGTTAATTCCAAAATACCTAACCATTTCTTGAACAGTAAAGCCTCCAGTTTCTTCAGCTAACTTATCAACACTAAGAGTATATTTTGTAAGTTCATCTGGATCCATAATTGTTTTTATATTAGATTTTAATGCCTTACCCCATATCTCAGGTTTATGCCAAAGTGCGTACTGACCTTGAATAAGAACTGCCGAATCATCAAGTGTGCTTGTAGTCATTAAATGAATGGTTGATGCCATTCTTACTTTTTCATAACCAGGCAGTCTCCGAAAAAAACTCTCACCTTCTAAATGTCTGTAAAATTTACTCAGAGAATTAGCATTTCTTTCATTGAAGTAAAGACCTTCGAGTTCTTTTATCTTTACACCTTTTAACTCTTTATAGAATCCATTACCCTTTTCCAGTTTGTTTCTAAAATTTTTAACTAACTTTTTAACGCTAATATATTCCTTGTCTAATTGTTCAACTGCAAACTCCAGTTCCTCTTTAGTCGCACCCTTGGTAGGGCCAGCAGCAAGTATTGCTTTAAAATTTTTCCTTACGTCATCTATAGTGGTACCTGCATCGTGAATTTCATCGTGCATATTTTGTATGTGGTCATCTACTCTATCTTCGTAAAATTTAGAAATCCTAGCCATTTTAGATCTCTTTTTATTTATAATTTTTAATTTTTCTGCCAAGTCGGGATCAACTCTTTCCATTACTTCTTGTTCTGAAAAAGCTAATTTTTCTCCATTCGCATCTGTAAAATTACGTAAACTGGTTCTAACGTGTACGTCTAAAGATTCTCCTGCAACTTGACCGATATATTTATTTAAAGCAGTTTCAAGGTCATCATATTCAAATCCTCTGTATATTCCTTCTGCCTGAGAATTAAATACTGCTCTACCTAGAAAATCAGGTCTTTTTTTGTATCTACCATTTCTCATTCTCAATGGTTCATCTAAAAATTCATCAGCTCCTCCCCTGCTTACATAAATACCATCTGGTTGTATGTCTTGCCTTTTTCCAACTACTTCATTAAAACTTCTTCCATCTGCTGCCAAAACTTCAGCATAAGTCTGGTTCATAGGTTTCATTTTTAGTTCCCATATTTTTATAAATTCAATTTGTTCATCATATAGAAATGGTTTCATTTCTGGATATGCTGCTAACGTATCTGCAAAAGTCCTTTCCCGTTCAACAACCTCGCCCAGCAAAGGTTTATCAGGGTTTGTGATTATAATTTTAGGTGCGCCTGGCTTTAGACTAGAGTAGTCTATGGTTACTCCATCTTTTCTAAACTTGAATACCTTTTTTGCCTGAAATGATAATTGCTTAGAAAGAACGCTACGAATCCCCCCGGCTATATTCATCGTATCGTTTATTTGATCGAAAACACCTTCTACATAACTTTCAGGTTTTGCATATTTACTTACAGGTATGCCTGCCATATCCACTATTTTTAGCATTGAATTTATCCCTCTACGTATTGGATCCAGACCTGTTACTATTGTTCTAATTCCAAAAGTTTTATTCGCAATTCCTGAAGAAAAGACAATATCTGATTCAGCTCGATTACCTTTCCTAGCTTTTATTGCCTGTGGTTCAGGAGTGCTTGGAAGTATCTCATCTACATTTTTTACATTTCTTTGTTCTCCTGAAGTAGGTATTTGGTCATCATATTTAGTACCTATTTCAGGTTGGTCTATATTATCTTTAGAAACATCAGTATTTTTTGGACTTTTATCAGATTCTAATTTATTTTCACCATAAGCAGGAGTAGGTTTATCTTTTTCAATCTTCATCTCCTTCCTAACTTCTTTTTCAACTACTTTCTTTTCTTTATCTGTTAGTTTCAGTTCATCGCTTACATCTAAATCAGGATCATAGTTAGGATTATCAGGTCCAATTTTTGTTTGAGTCTGGTCTATTTCAAGTTGAAGTTGCCTTGTAGGCAATACTCCTGGCATAGTTTGATCTATTGCTGCTTCAAGTAAAGCATATTTATCAGGAGCAGATCCAGAGAACATATCAATTTGTCCAGCTCTTTCAGATACTTGCTTTGCGTATACTTCTAGTACAGTTGCAATTTGTTTTGAACTAGCTCTTACATTTTTATCTGGCGAAGATACTCCATTAAACAACCTTATAAATTGTTTCTGCATACCTATATCTGGATCCATATTGTACTGGTTTAAAAAATTATTTATCGGAATTTTGTCATTTTTTAATGATCTATAAGTTTGCATAGATTGAATTAAATTATCTGAAACATCATATTCACTCTGAACTAAACCACTTTTTTGTGATTTAATTGTTTGACCTCTAATTACTGCTAATTGAGGCAATGCTTCGTCTACTGAATTGAATACATTTTTAATTTCACCTTTTGGTAATGTGTCTATTTCGTTTATTAAGAAAGCTGCGTTATTTCTACCAAATACTTTTACATATAATGCTTGTCTAAATACTTTTATTCCTTCTGGCGTTAACCTGCCAGATACAAACCAATTTTTTGCTCTTGGATGTTTACCTAATACAGTTTGTAATTCTGTAATTATTTCAGCATTACTTTCTGCTTTTAACGTATCTTCTATTCCTTTTCCTGTAGGAATTAATCTAAGTAGAGTATTTTCGTTCCACGCTTCTACAATTACGTCAGCTAACTCTAAATCAGATAGAGCTTCGATTTCGTCTAAGTTACCATCAACAACATAGGCTTTAATTAAATCTTCAGGTATTTCTGTCGTTCTTTCTCTTACAAGCATAGGTATTTCATCAGGGCCAAACTTATCAAGTTCTTCTGGTGCTATTCCATATTTCTTTAAACTATTTCTAAGAATTTCTAAATACTCTTTGTATTTTTCAGGATGTTTTAACTTGACTACTTTTAGAGCAATTACACGACCATTTCCAGCATCAACATACCCATCGCTAATTATTGGCAGTCCAGTTTGCATTGCACCTGTATCGAACATTAATTTGTTCGGATCAAAACCAAGTATTCTATCTTCCCTAAATTTTTCTCTTTCTGTTGCATCTTTAAACCTATTTCTGTTTTGCCTTTCAGTAGGAAAATCTTTTGGATCTAACGGTTCAAATGTTTCGGTGTATGGATCGTGTGAAGTTTTTACATCATTTGCATCAATTAGTTTTATCTTTGCGTCATATTTATAAAACTCTCCACCTTGTTTTAATCTTGGATCAGTAGATCCTCCTGACATAGTTACTTCTGTATCTATTCCATCAACTGATCTTTTAGGTTCGTCAACTGCTGCTCCTGATGGTACAGCCTTAAACTGTTCGTCTAGTATTTTCTTTTGGTATTCAGGCGTACCTTCTATTCTGTGAGGCCTTAAAATATTTTCTACATTGCTTCTGGCAGCTTGAATATGGTCATCAAATGTTGGACCTGTTATTTTTTTATATAATCCTTTTACTCCTCTAATTGCTCCTTTGGTTACAGGTAGCGCTGCTATACCACCTATTCCAAATACTGGATTGTATTCAAAAGCTGTTCTTGCTGCCGTATCTACGGCTTGCTCTACCAAATATCTTTTAAACAAATTATCACTTCTTGATATAGGTTCAGTAATCATCTGTCCGACTTTTAATCCACCTCTTGCTGCATCTATACCTAATTTTTGTACTGCTTGGGTTGGTGCTGCGTAAGAATATCCTTTACTAGAATTAGATAAAACTGTTCCTGCTGAACCTAGAAGCTTTGATGCAGGTCGCCCAAATTTAGCTATAGCAAGAGGAACACCTATATCTATAGGTCCGAACCCTAAAGCAACATCTTGTACAGTTTGACCTAAACTTTTGTTGGTAAATGGTAAGACTTTTGTTTTATCGCTAAAAGCAGATGCTGGAATTATAGTTTTTTGTCCGTAATCTAATCTTTGCTGAGTTCTATCTCTAAATTCTTGTTGTAACTCCTCACTCGCCCAGGATAATGAAGGTCTATAATTAGGATCTTGTTTTTGCCTAAAGTCAATATAATTTTCAACTAAAGGCGCTTTAGCTTCTTGCACAGCCATTACATTAAGCATCTTTTCCCCTAATCTTAATGCTCCTACTGCAGGTTCTTCAAAGAATTGTTGTGGAAATCCTCTTAGTGCCTGCATCCATAAATCTCTATCCCTAGCTGGAGCTGATCCAAGCATAGGTTGTCCACGAGGCGTAGGCAAACCATAATAATAAGGCTGTGGTCCTCCTGATTGAGGAACCCTTTGTTCTCTAATCCCCTTTTTTCTTTCCTCTCTTAGCTGTTCTAAGGTTGCGCCTACTCCCATTCCACCAGACATTACCATAAGAGCCTCCTAAAATCCGTATAAAAATCTTGTTGGAGGTGCTAATGCCCTTGTATAAGGGGATCCTGCTTGTTGCTGTATTCTTTGTGAAGTAGGAAACTGGTCTAAAAATTCTGAGAATGTAAGAGATGGGGTTTCACCTTGTCTTGCAGCACTTGCGAGTTCACCTAAAAATTCGTTTCTTGCTTGTTGAAATACGTTAGATATTGTTTCTCTTTTCCTTCTTTCAGTAGCAAAAGGTTGTGCAACAGATTGAAATATTCCGAATTGTCCTTCAGGACTTGATTCTAGGTAATCTACAAACGGATTACTTGCTAGAAATGGATTGTTGTTTTCACCATTCGCCATATTTTATTCCCTATAGTTAAGCTCCATACGGATTCAGTCCGTATGCGCCTTGTAAATAAGTTCCAAAACTAGGAGCTACCTGTTGCCCACGTTGTGCTTGATCGAAATATTGATTGTAAAGTTGACTTACGCCAGGAAGCAGATCCTTTATTAAATTATAACCTGCGCTACCCATTCTACCTTGTAAAGCAGTATGGCCTAACCCAGCTAATCGCCCTAAAAATGTTTGTTCAGGCTCATCTAACAACCCCCAAGTTCTAGGCTGGTAAGCTCCAATTCCTGGAATTGACTCACCAGTTTCAGGATCAATACGAATACGAGGCATACCAGTTTCAGGATCAAGAGCCTCTTGTCTGTATGGACCACCTAATACGTTTTGAAATTCTGGACCAGCTTCCCCACCTACTACATTCCTAAATACCGATCCAGCTAAATTTCTTGCAGCTAGTGGAGATCCAACTTGCTGAACCCAAGATCCAAAACCAGGTGCCTCACCAGGTAATCCCTTCGGATCGGTTAGCCCACTTATATCTTTTGTGTCAAATGCCCTTCCAAATTCATAAGGCAGACGAAAACCTTGATATGTCCAATCTCTTTCTAAATATTTTCTGTATGGATTAGTCATTGGTAAGCTCCCTAAACCCAATGCTCGCTGATAAGCTCCATACGGATCCAGTTCAGATAATGGAATATCTGGTACTGTTGGCAATGGTCCTTGTGCAGTAGCTAGACCTTCAGGAGGAACCATTTTGGCTGGCGCAGTAGAAACAAAGCCTCCTGATGGGGGTGGTAAAATAAAAGGATCACCTCCCGATGGAGGTACAACTGACGATGGAGTTACAACTGTCGGTGGAGTTACAACTGCTCCCCCTGGGCCTGCAAAACCTGGTATGGCTGGTCCATAAGGTTGTGGTCCAGCGAAATCGGATGGTGGCGCTGCAAAACCTGGTATGGCTGGTCCATAAGGTTGTGGTCCAGCGAAATCGGATGGTGGCGCTGCCACGCTTGGCGCTGCAAAATTAGGAGGTACATCGAACATAGGGCCTGTTCCCGGTACTAATCCTGCCTGAACGTACCTATTTTCAAGGTCTGCTGCCGTTCCTGCAGTTCCTGGATAGCCTGGTAATCCTGTAGCTCCTGCAAATCCCGGAGTTGCTACTCCATAATCCACAGGTCCTCCTGCAAATCCCGGAGTTGCTGCTCCATAACCACCTTGCATCCCCATAGATTCTGCTATAGCTCTTTGTAGAAAACCTGAAAAATTTGGTTCTGATTCTCCTGCTTGCTGTACGAATGGACCAAAAGCCGGAGAATTTGTTAGACCTTCGATTGTTAATTTGCCAATTTTTTTACCAGCTTGTACTGCAATCGGAGCTAGTTGTCCAAGTAATTTATTAGGCAAACTATTTTCTAAATATTCATAGAATTTACCCATTGATGGGGTTGCTTCAATTTTTGTGTCACCAATTAGCAAATATGGTTCTGATTCTGTTCCTTTTAAAGCAATAGGACCTGAAGTATTATATATTTTTTCTGTTGGTGCCGTTCCAGCAAGTTGTGGCAATGCTTCGTCTGCTGCATCCAAGACACTAGGCTGGCCAGTTGGAGCTGTTACTGGTTGTGACGTAAATGAAACTGAGAGAACATTTGCTCCAGATTCTTGTGCAGTTTCATTAGCTAATCTTGTTGCTTCAGCTTGACTGTCTGCTTCAATTTCATAAGTTCTGTTATTGTCTAATGTGACTGTATATAAAGCCATTTATCTATCCTCTTGCTCCCGGTCTTGGTTCTCCAGGCGCTCTAGTGTTGTTTGGAGGAGGCGATCCTCTAAATAAATCATACCCACTTTCTGGTCCTGTTACAACACCGTTGTTATTATTCATACTTGGTCTTGGGTTTTGTTGTGGTGGTCCTTGCTGTGGTTGACCTTGTTGTGGTTGACCTTGCATAGGCATACCCTGTGCTGCCATCATTTGCTGCTGTTGAAGTTGCATTATCGCCTGTTGAAATTGTAGTTTCCTTATATATTCTTCTCTTTGCTCATTGGTATATTGTCTTTTTAGCTGATCCAAATAGAACTGAGCTTCAACCGGTCTTTGATTTTCAAGCAGGCCTTCCCACATATTAAATGCGATAGCTTTGGGTTCTGACCTTGAACCTTGCTGTGCAAAGATTTCCTTCTTCCACTTGTCGGGATCTTCCACATCCAGTATTTCATTCCAGATATAAGTGTCCGGAGCTAGTGGTACAGGGCCTTCCCTTAACATCTGAGCTGTTGAGAACCTCTGAGGATCCTCCATTCCGAGAGAATTTTTAAACATAATCTCTAGGTTTCCTGCTTTTTTCAAATCTTCAGGTGCTATTTCCTCGTCAAAATAGGTTTGCGTTTCTCCCATCATTCCGTCAAACTGCAATTTTCCGAACCTTCCACCCTGATACTGGTATCTTAAAATATTTGCTATCTGTGTCATTGCGCCACCCAGGGCCTTCATCCTGTGGGATACCTGATGTTGTGCGCCTGCTCTTAAAATATTTGCTGCGTGACCTGACAACTGGAACTGAATATCACCAAATACTATGTCTGGTACGGTTCCCTGCTGCAATTCGCTGTTTACAGTACCGATATAGGCTCCTGCATCAGCTACAAGTTTCATTTCAGGTGCCAGTTCCATATTTTCTCCGTCTTTAAGAGAGATATTGGCTCCTTCCCTGTAGGGATCATCCATTAATCTTAAATTTCCATCCCTGCTTCTTAAAATCATAGGGTGTTTTACTGCACGCCTTACCAAAGTCTGCCAGTCGGACATTGACTTGTTCTGTGTGTCTATAAGGCTTCTGATATGAGCAAATACGCTTTCACCAACGTCACCCCATACGTTATCTCCTGAGTAATCTCCCTGAACAAATGGCTGGGGACCAACGTATCCTATAAATGCAGGCACTATAGAGTCGCCATTTAGGTTTTTATTTTCGTGTTTCTCTGGTTTTACTAGATATCTTCCGTTTGCAACTACGCTTCTAGTGTGTCTGTCAATATATTCGTGTACGTCTACTCCTGCTTCATAGTCGCCTGGAGCAAAATCCATATTTACTCCGTAGGAATCCTTAATAAAATCAGGGGTTCTCGAATGTGATCTTGCTATCCATTTCAGTCCGTTGTTGTCGAACTTCCAGGTTGCATTTAGTGGATCAAAGGGTTCTATTTCGCACCTTATAGAGCCGTTGTCCTGCTTGTTGAACATAGCTCTGCCACAATACCAGCCTCTAACTGCGATATACCAGGCTAACTGGTCCTGCAGCGTTGGGGACAACATTGAGGCTAGTCTGTCATCCCCCATACGGATACATCCACGAATGAATTTTTCTAAAGTTGTGCCAGATTCTGCGCTCTCTGGATCATTTCTGTCGTATCTGGTCCGTACAGTCATTGCTGCTTCAGTCAAATAACTGATAATTTTATCTGCCGTTGTTCTTGGCTTGTTGCTTGTGTAGGATTGGTAGCCTTCTCCAGCATCATATTCTTCAAGAGTGTAATACTTGTAGTCGGCCTCCCACCTTTCCCTGAGTTTAAGGTACTGTGGCTTTTCCTTTTCCTCGGTTACAAGCTGCTCAATCTGTTTAGCTGTGAGTCTTTTTTCAGTTGTCATATTTTACCAGTATGATATTGATGGTTCTCTCGGACTATAGGAACTTGCTTCCCTTGCGTGACCAAATTCGTGTATGAGTCCATAAGTTATAGCCTTTACTGCGTGATTATACCTGTCCCTGGGCGTTGTGCCTAGCACGTTGCCCTCACGATCAGTCGCCCAAGAGTAAACCTTGGTCTGTCCGTTAAAGGGATTAGGGCCTCCTCCTAGTTCGCTTATCGCACCTTTGCAGTCAGGTGAAAAAACAATTTTGGGTTCCTTCATAATAGGATCAATCTTTAAAAACGTATTGAATCTTTCAACACCTTCTATAATTCTTACATAAGTCGGGTGCAGATACAATCCCGACTGCTCCTGCCACACTTCAACCTGAGAAGGCATTGCCTGATGCTGCGCACCGGCCTGATCTATGGCTCCGTACTTGTCTGCCTTGTTCCACCAGGCTCTTGTCATAGCTATCTGGCATATTTCAGGACCGATCTTTTCCTGCTCGTATATTTCATCAAATACCCTGATCTGCCCGTCAATAATCTGAGCAAACTCCACAGCATAAGCCGAATCCGTAGCTCTCGAATATCCCGGATCCACCCAGACATACACAGGGACACCCTCTACAAAGTCCACATCCTGTATATGAACCTCATTCCTAAACATTTCGTGTACCCTTCCCTTCGGAGGACTAGGCACGCCGGCAAATCTTTCCATAAACCACGACTCGCTGTGCGTATTTTCCAGCTTAACTATCTCAGGATCCTCCCTGCCACCAGGAAACAGTTCCGTATTAGTCCACGTTGGGAGGGAGAAGCTCTTTACGTTTTCAGAGTTCTGGACAGCAGGAGAGGACCAATGTATATATTTCTCAGGATACCATCCAAGGCTACTTTCAAAAGTACCTTCAAGCATCAACCACCCTCTTGCCTCTACCAATCTCTCCTCCAGCCTCCAAAAACTCTCCAAATCCAACTGAGATGCCTCGCAAGCCACAATTCCTCTGGGAGCCTCCATAGCCAAACTCTTAAAATCACTAGCAGACTTGGTCTTTACAGCTATCCTTTCGTGATTACACCTAGCTTCGCCACATACACATACATTTAATCTTAAAATTCCGGGGTTAATAGGCTTGCTCATCTCTCCCAAAAGGCCTAGGTTACTTAAATCAGTACCAATATAATTAAATTCTGCCCTGGTTCTCTCATAATCAGCAGCAACCAGCCAATATATATCACCCGGATTAGCAGTCTTATTCGCAATACTCTCTAAAATCTTAACAGTAAGATAAGCAGCAGCCAATCTGCTCTTACCACCTCTTATACCACCAGCTACCAACTTATAGCGTGCAGCATCATCCAATATCGTTAACTGCGCCTCAGTAGGCTTTAAGCGCATCTGAGCTAGTAACTTATCCCTCGTAGTGGTGTCCATACTAAGATATTGTACATAAGATTTTAAATCTGTGAAGTAGTACTCATCAAGTAAGAAAGAAAGACCACCAAGCCACACCCCCCAAGAAGAAAGGAAGAATATACTGTTAATCGCCCTGCTCTTATTTATTATAGTCACCACCCCAAGAAGAAAGAAAGAAAGCAAGAAGAAGAAAGCAAGAAGAAGAAAGCAAGAAGAAGAAAGCAAGAAAGATATTATTGCGCTTTTTAGGTACTAATATCAACTTTGAACTAATAGAAAATTAAGAAGGTTGAATTTAAGGGACACTGTTATATTTATCTTATTGCGAAATTGGGTTTTTTATAGTTGCGAATTTGAGCAAGAAAATAGCCTAGAAAAATATTAATTAATCTAGGCTATAATTTATTTAACTATTCCACTCTAAAGAATTAACACATTTAGAACACATAAATTGTTGAGTTAATTTATTCCAAAATACACTCTTGGTTTTTAGATTGTAACCACCATACGACCACCCAAATAATTTATCGCAACAATAAGTTACATCTAATTTTTTTAGTAGTCTAAATTTAATGTAGTTTAATAATTTCATATTGCTAACTCCTCCTCTGCCTCAGTCAAATGACTTGCCTTTTTGAACTTATCAACATCAAATCTATCATTAGACTGAATGAAGATATTAATTAATCGATTTTCAATATTATCAATTAATCCCAAGAATGAATCTTGAGAACCGAAAACATCATCATTTGATAAATGTTGAATTGCTAACCTTTCGTTTTTTAGCATTTGAGCTATTTGTATAAAATGTTGTTTAGTAAACATTTTTTAATCTCCTTTAATTGTTTAAGTTGTTAAGTATATTTTACTAAAGTACAGCTAAAAAAGATATTATTTTAATCTTAAAAATGGATAATTTGAGTTCTGTAGCAGTAAGCCTAGAATCAATTATTTTCTTTTAATTGCTCCGAATTTTCTGATATTTTTTTATTTTCTTCTGGCTTAGCTGGAGTTAATTTAGTCGTATTTTGCAAGGCAAATATTAAATTCATCGCATTAGTATCGGAGTTCTCTTGTATCTTTCGGAAATCCTCCGGGGCTTGTTGCTCCAATAACCATTGGAGATTGTTTCCACCCTTGTTATTAGATTCTTGTAGTTTCTGAATACTAGAACTGATCCAGGTTGCATGCATGCGTGAAGTGAGTACGTAAAACTTTATATAATAACTATCTTCAAATATATTATTTTCTATTGCTATCTTTCCTCTTTTT